GCTGGTGGGTTTCTAAAATCCTATCAATAAAATAATCACTAAATAAAAAACTATGGAGAAAAAGATAAAAGCGTGGGCGATAGTTAAAAAGGGAAGGCTGTTTAAAGATGGTCAATCACTTTTAATTTATACCCAAGAAAAACGAGCGAAAATAGTAGCAATAAATCTTGGAAAATATTATGATGCACAAGAAATAACCCTTAACCCCTCAAAACTATGACCCAACCCACCCCAATAGAAGAAAATAAAATAAGAGAAATAAAATTTAGAGCCTATGCCCCAGAGGATAATTGTATGTATGATTGGGAAGCCATTAAGGACTGGCCTATAGAAAGATTAAACTCTGATAAAAAATGGAAATATATGCAATTCACTGGCTTGCACGATAAAAACGGAAAGGAGATTTATTGTGGAGATATCGTGAAACATCCTAAATTTGGAAAATATATAGTAGAGTGGCGTGATGAAAAAATGGGATATAATTTAATAAAAAGTGAATGCTATGAGGTTATCGGAGATATTTATTCTAATCCCGACTTATTAAACTAATTTATAAACCTATGCCCAAACAAAATAGTTTTTTAGAGGAGAAGATGGAAAAGTGGAATGAGAAATTTCCAACTAAACCAGACCAACCCAACACAGTTTGGAAAGATGAGGCGTGGGATTTCCTCATCTCCACCCTCCAAGAATTTGCGGATAAGATGGCGATGGAAGTTGAAACATTGGGATGTGAAAAATATAATACAACTGAATTTTGGAATCAAGATAAACTTGAAATGGCTTTAGAGGTAGCGTCATTGATAAGAAAGGAAGCCTTAAAAGCCAATTTATTAGCTAACAATGTAAAGGAATGAAAAAAGAAATAATAATAAGGTAAATATATGGAAAAAAACGAAGTAATTGAAATAACACAAAAAGAAGCATTAGAAGTAGTTAAAAAACAATCCTCTAAAATTCATTGTTTTATGGGAACTATTGGTGCTGACTGGAATAAAAAATCAGTAATTGATTTGATTAAAAACTCTGAAAGATTTGCTTGGGCTTGGGATATGTTTGAACATAATTTAGCGGTAATCAACGATGGGAAATTATACCATTTTGATATTAAAAGGTGCGAAGCTAAAAACTAATAAAGGAGGAGAAATAAAAAGATAGCCCCCCTTAAATAATAAATAAAATGACCAACACCAATTCGTGGGAAAAAATAGAAAAAGAGTTTAGAGAGGAATTACCCGAAGATAGTTTTTGTTCAGCTCATTCAGAATGGCTACCTAAAAGGATTCTTACCTTCTTCCACTCCCACTTTAACAGCTATGTAGAGAGTATTGTGCCAGAGGAGAAAGAAGTATTTTCAGAAGAAAAGTTAAATGAACTTACAAGACAAGATAATTCTGGCATAAATTATTCTGGTTTAGCACGCTCGTTACAAGCTGGATTCAATCTTTGTCGTCAACAAATATTAGATAACCACAAAAACAATGGATAAATATCAATTAGCAAAGGGACTGGCTTATTTTTTTCTTTGCAGGAGCAGAGGGACTACTTTATTTGATATGCCTGAAAGCATAGTTAAGAATATGATTATGGGTGGTATGGCTATAGTTATAGTTAAGCAGTTATTTGATCTTGATATTACGCCAGTAAAAGCTTTGATATTTTATCTTTCTTATGAGGTATTCAGAACGATAGCCGGATTTGTTGATTTAAAACTAGGCTTTTGGAAAGTGCAGAATGATATAAACACTAGAGTGATGACGCCTTTCTTTGGCAAGATGGAAAAAGATATAGAAACAATTATGGAGAATACAAAAAAATGACAGGATTATTATTTTTTATAATAGGGTGTATAGTAGGTTTTGTAGCAGGATATTATATTTTAGGTTCAGGATAAAAATGTCAATCCAAATTCAATTTACTATCGCAGAATTAAAACAGGCAGAAGATTTTTGTCGGAAGTGTTTAGAAAACAGACTAGAGATAGAGAAATTATTTAAGGCAGGATTCTTTAATTATAATACTGGATTAATAAATATTCATAAAGCGAATAAAGTAATAAGAAGAATAGACAAATTTGAAGAATATAAATGGTCTAAATAAATAGTTTTCCACAGTTGGACTTGACCAACCTTAATTAAAATAATATAATAATAAAAGGAGTCCTACCACTGACAAAAGAGAAATCTTTTTATCTACGGCGGACAAATACAAGTTTCCAATTTTATATTGGAGATTAATATTTGTCCGCTTTTTTTAATGAAAAATATATTATTGACACAGAATAAAATAACCCTTGTTGATGATGCCGATTTTGAATATCTGAATAGGTTTAAATAAAAAATATGACGGGAAAAATAGAAGAAGAATTTAAGTTAATAATAGAAAAAGAATATGGATTATTAGATTTAATGACACCAGAGAAACGGGCTGAAGTTTTTATTGCTTGTTATATGTCACTGGTTAATCTGACTGAAAATGATTTTGATGTTATCACTTCTTTAAAAATACAATCGGTCACTAAGAATAAATTAGAAGAAAAAAAAGATGTCATTTCTAACTAGCCCGGCGACACAACATCATCTAGTTTATAACTATCTGACTGAACTAAAATCTTCAATTACGAATTTAAGAATAAATGCTTATCTTAGTAGAAGGCAAACAAGGGTTTTATCAGAAGGGACTAAAGTTAGAAATGTAGATTGGTTTGAAGAACTACCGCAAGGATGCTTATTTTATATGGAGGGAAAGAAATACCCGATAAGAGGAATAATTTCTATAGAGGCAGTCAACGAAGCGACTAAATGGAAAAGAGCTATCCCAATGTTTTCAGGATTTTTACAAGGTAAAGGAATTCATAGTCTTGGCAAAAAGAATATATTTCAGAAAGCTTTTATACTTCTTTCTTTATTCATTAATTGGAAATTTTATATTTATTATATCCGGAGCGTTATTTATGACTATACCTATGATGAGATAAGAAAGTTTAGTCCGCCAGTAAGAGAGATATATGATTTATTTCCTAAAGAGCTAGAAAATGAAAGAGACGTCTTTACTTTCTTTTTAGAAGCAGACCACGCTTACAAATATAGATTCCAAGATGCATTTTCAGAATTAGACAAACAAGCATTAAGAATTAATCCTTTAAAAGAAATAACAAGATTAATGGATATAATGATTAGCCGAGAAAGTAGTATTAATCTAGCGACTAAATGGCAATTAATAAAAAAGACAATAGTCCCGATATATTATTTAATTAAGATATTCAATAAAAAGTTATACAATCAGTTATTAAAGATGGCAGAAGACTTAGATATAGAAAAGATTAAGCCAACTAAAGAAGATATATTTTGGATGAACGAGATGGATTCGTCTTACAACTTCAGGGGGCTTTCGTGGGAAAGTAGAAAATTATTAAATAAATAAATATGGAAGAAACAAAAAATATGGAAGAAACAAAGTGTCCAAAATGTCAAGAAATAATGACTGAGGGAAAATGCTTATTCTGCGGGATAGAAAATCCGATTAAAGCGGTAGATAATCGGAGAGAAGATGGAACTTTTGGCCCAGGTA